ATTGTCAACGGCGCGAAACAGATTATTTATCCTGAAGGTGACGCCGAGTCGATGCAGGTGCCAGAGTGTAGCGCCGCGCGAAATTACGCCTATTTTCGCGCGATAAATAGAGTAGGCGCATTGTTGTCGAGGGTGGAAAAGAATTTCCATTATTAGATGCCTGGCGCAAAGAACTTATACGGGTGACCGCCGGACAGGTTGGCGTCCAATTCGTAATTGTGAGCGCCCCAACCGAACAGGTTGTCGATGTCGTCGTCACTGATGGGGGTGTTACCTATTGCCAGGGCGGCGAAATCGGCATCTGTGGCGCCACCTGCCGTATAAAATGCCCCCAGGCTCAACGCCTCTTGAGCCTGGGTATCGCTAGTACTACCTGCTGTCGTGAGCGTTGTATTTTCAGCAACCATCTCTCCGTCTATGTAAATCCGCCCGACCCGCGAGCCGTAATTGATGACATGCAAAACCATGACATAGGTCCCGCTGTGTGCCGACGATGCCGGGAGATTTGCAGTTGTGTCCGCGTCCAGCCTGCCTACGCGCATCAGTGGCTTATTCTCTTCGCCCGCAACCCCGAGTCCGGCATACACCGAGAATCGCGACAACGTATTGCCACCGACTGTCGAGTAGAAGAGCGCACGCGTCGCCGGCGTCACGTCTGCGGAGCGCTTTTTGTAGACGATGAAAATCCAGGCCGCAGAGACGCCCCTGAAAATATTTTTCTGGTCTGCAGAGCTGCCGATCAGCACATCATTGCCCCCGTCAAACCTCAGCACGCGCTTGCCGTTCAGTTCGGCAGCCAGGATTGACGGCCGGTTATCGGCAGTAGTCTGTAAGAAATCCCCGGAAGCGCCCATCGCGCCCAGGTTGCTGATCGCCGCCGCGAACCCCGCCACATCTGTGACCACGCTGTCCTGCGCATCCAGATAGATCTGCGGTATGACTGACATGTTCAGCGGCGTCCACAGCCCTCCTACTGCCACTACCGACACTTCACCGGACACCAGCTCTTCGGCGCCATTGAAGGCACCCACCCGGTAGTAGTAAGTCGACCCCTCCGTCACAGTTTCATCGAAGTACTCGACCACATCCGCCGCCAGTGTAGCCAGCGCCGTCGGCAACGATTCCGGGTCCATCGGGGTATCTGAGCGGTAGATGGTGTGACCGCTCTCGGCGACGTTGCTGTCGTCCCAGGTCAATTTAATTCGCACGGCCATCAGTAGGTCTCCGCTACGGCTGTGAGGTTGGTCGGGGCTTGCAGCAGGCCGGTTACCACGATGCTGGGCTCAGCCCAGGATTCGATGCCGTCGCGCGTGGCCCGTACGCCGATTCGAAAATACGGCGCCTCGGCGTACGCGCTGGCCGTGATATCGCTCGCAAGGACGCTGTGCGCGCTGCCGTCTACCAGGACGTCTAGTGCCTCGCCTAGCGGCAGGAGTGCTGCATCGAGCGCGGTGACGCGGACGTAGTACTGCACGCCTGGCTCAGGGCCGATGCTGCCCGCGCTGGCATCGAACAGTTTGTCGTCTTGCAGCAGTCGATCGCGATGGGCCCACGACACGGCGACAGCACTGCCGAATGGCTCGCCCTCTGGGTAGTCCAGACCATTGATCTTGAACTGCCCAGGCGGATATGGCCGGAACTGGCGCTGGGCGAGTGTGATCGAGAGTTCTTGAGCGTCTGCCAGCAGTTGTTCGTCGGTGCTGGTACGGGTGAGCAGGCGTGCCCGGACTGTCTCGCCGTCGACGTACTCACGGCCGTCAGTGCCGGCCCAATCACCGCAGAAGAAGATCCGGCTGCCAGCCAGGTGCTGCGCCGGTATTGTGTCGGCGCAGCCGCGGCCGAGGGTGATGGTGCCCGCCATGGCGTCGAGCGCATCGACCCTTACGATCTCGCTATCCCACTGCGCCCACGTACCGACCAGAACGTCGCCCAGGTCGATGCCTGCGGTTAGGGTGAACGCGGTGTCGAGATAGCCTGCTGCCTCGGTAATCAACGCTGTCGGACACCACTCAGCATTCCCGCCGGCGGCATAATCCTCACCATCCGCAGCAGTGTGAACTGCGTAGTTGAGTCCGGCGGTCGAACGCGTCGCCGCGGTCATCACCATGCCGATGTCGCTTGGTAGGGCTGCGAGGTCGGCACGGGATAGATTGACGATCAACTCGACAAATGGAGCTTCCAGCAACAACTGATGGGGCGATGGTTCAGGCGTAGTGGAGGGAGGTTGCGCCAGCCCGCTCTCCCCGCCGACATAGACAGTAGCGGGGAAACCGTAGACATCCTGCACAGCCACAATCCTGATCCGGCCGTCCTTCAAGGTGCCGGTATCGATGTCGCCGAGCACGCAGACCATGTCGCCCAGTCCCTCGGCCGGGTACTGCAGACGAAACGACCGGCCAGGGCGTAGGTCGAAGATCCGGCGATTGAGGGTGAGGCTAAACCTCGACGTTGGCGTCGCCAGCGCCTGCAGATCACGAGCGCCAACGCGCAATGCCAGCGCTTCGGATGCAATCTCTCGATAGGTGCGCGTCTCTGGGGTTACTCCGCCGGCCGCCTGGATCGCCCCGAGCGCCTGCAGTGGCGCAGTGGTGCGTTCCAATTTTTCCTGCGGATCAAACCACTCGACGCTGACCTGATTGGGTTGCTCAGTGAGAATACTGGGCTCTTGGCTGAACTCGACGATATCGTCAGCTGTGACGACCGGTAGCGTCTCGAGCACATAGTCACCCCGGATCAGATCCAGGTAGTACTGTCCATCAACCCTCGACTGGGTCAGGGATCCGCCGATGATGTCGCAGACCCGCTGCTGGAACTCCTCGATGCTGCCGCCCTCGTAGACGGTGCAGAGGCCGAAGCTCTCGCTGTAGAGCTTATCCGCAGCTGCTCGGAACGATGCATCGTTGATCATTCCGGTCGGCTCATGCTGCATATCGGCAGCCGTTAGGCTGTCATACAGGATGTGGGCAGGGTTCATCGCCATGAGACTGGACATCGCACCGACGATGACATTCGTCATAGCGGTAGGATCGCCGCCCTGAACAACCGGAACACCGTCATCGGGCGTGTTGTCCACCAGCGCCGTATGTGAAGTGTCAGTGAGGTCAATATTGATCCCATACGACATCACGCCCGGCTCGGCATCAATAAGCGCCTTGGCCGTGACGTCAGTGCCGGCGTCTGGTATGCCGTCGGTAATGAAAATAACCACTCGAGCAGCGTCACCCGCAGCGCCTGCAAAGAACCCCGCCATCGCCTGCAGGCCTGAGGCAAAGTCAGTGAAGGCACTGGCCTCACGGCCCGATACCCAGCTCTGCAATTCAGCGATGCCGGCACTTGTCACGGATCGTCGCAAAATGCTCTGCGCCGTACCGGTATTCCAGCCGACGATCATGATGTCGACCCGCAGGCCGTCTGCCGCACCAGCGTCGGCGATCAACTGCAACACCGCATTCACAGCGGTTTTCATGTTGCTGAGTTTGGTGCCGGCCATGGAACCCGACAGATCCAGGGCCATATACAGCGCCAACGGCTCTGTGCCCAGAACGCCTATAGCCGCCTTCTCCGGGTACCACGGCGCATCGTTATCCCAGCCCTTCAGGATGCGCCGCACTTTGAACGCCGCAGGTTTTGGATACGGGTTGATCGCGCCCCAGCGGCCACCACGCCACACTCCGGTGGCTTTCCCTCTATACGCGGGTTGGTCGGAGCCCAGCTGCGCAGCCAGATAGTCATTGGGCTGCTGTGTTGCCTCGCCCATCATTACATCGAAGTCACCGACCAGACCGCCCTCGGACTTCTCTCCGCCAAACAGGTTGGGCTTATTGATCGAGATCCGCCCGCTGATGGTCTGCAGCCCCTTCCACGCGATGCGATCGCCCGCTCGAAACTCCAGAAACGCGTCGATCGGGCCTTTGCAAAAACCGAATTGATACAGCAGTCGGAACCAGTACCCGATAGTAGTTTTCTTGCTGCCGCTACTCATTGGGCCTGGCTCCGTGCATGTTCCACCAGCGCCTTGGCCAGGGCGTCGCCGGTGGCGAGCAGCTGCTCCTCTTCGATACCGTTCTTGAGGAAGCCGGCCCAGTCCAGGCCGTAGCGGCCGAAGAACCGCCGCGCGCCACCGTTACAGAACCCCGGCTTGGGGCCGAACCCCGGCACGCTGTGCAAATGCGCCAATGTCACGATCATTTCTTGCCGCCTTTCGATTTGATTCGGTCAGTGCCAATACGCTTGAACCCCAACACCTGTGGGTCATCGATCCACACGGTGCCGTATACCTTGCGGATAGTGCGCCCCTCCTCGGCGACGGGTGTTTCCACCTTGCCGGGCTTAGGCTGCTGCGGCTTCGGCCGGGTCGCGTAGGAGATAAGAGCCGAAACGACCAGGATCGCAATCTGTACCCACATAACTCACCTCACCAGACCGGATTGCCGTCGAACGGAGTTTTCACCGGCATCCACAGATCGCCACCATAGTTGGGGCGGTTCTGGTGGTAGCCACAGTCAGCCCAGTTATGTGCGCAGCCGGGATACGCGAGCAGCTGCAGATCTACAGCGAGATCGAGTGCGCCGTAGTCGAGAGTGATGGTGTTGCCGGCGTGGGCCTTGATCGTCCGGAACTCGATCAGCCCATCTGCTGCACGCGCCCAGCGCACAAAACCGCCAGCCAGGCGCCCACTCGGCAGGGTGCCGAAGGCAGCAGCAGTGAGGGTCAGCCCAGCCAGAGCAGAAACTGTGGCCTCGACGTACAGTGGGCGGGTGTAGGCGGTCACGGCCCGACCAACGACCAGGGAGGTGCTACCGCTGGCCAGCGTCACCTGCTGCCCAGCGTGCGCGATGATTTCGCGCTCCTGCAGCACCTCCAGATCATTCACCCACTTAAGGCTGCCGCCGACCAGAGAGCGAGGGGCCGCCACGAATCCTACTGCTGAGACCACGGCACCTACTACCGTGGTGAGGATGGCTGGAACCGGCACGATCTCCGGTTCTAGGTTGCAGCTGCCAACACCTTTGCCATAGAGCACAGAGCCGCAGCCGCGTTGCCACTTCGGCGAGTTACCGGAGCGCTTGGCGCGCGTGCGGCTGGGCTCACCAGTAAGTGTCAGCACCGCACCATCAAACTTGGGCCCCACGACCCGCCCGACCCACTCGGCCATGGCATCGGTTTCGCCTGCGTGACGAACGAAGATGGTCAGGACGATTGCCTCGCTGGCCGGGTACGGTCGCCAGTTCGACGCCACCGGCAGCGAGCTGGGCAGGCTGACCTTGATGGCGAGCTGCGCCGAGTCACTTCCTTGACGGATCGAGGAGTCGCGCTTGATCGCGGCCGCCGTCCAGGTTTTATCCAGGTACTCCTGGTCGCGATCGGCGCTGGTGTAGTACCAACTGACGTTGCCGCGTGTGAAGCGGAACAGGTGAATAGGCTTGCCGTCGCTCCAGGAACGCTCGCGGGCTTCAGACGTCATGCCGTTCCCCTATAAAGGAAGGGCTGCAGATCGTCAGGCCATCGGCATCGGTCTCGTGTTGCAGCTCGATGGTGTCCGTCTCCAGTGCGCTCAGTACCATGAAGCTGATCGCACGCACCTCGTGCGGCTGCAGGTCAGTACCCAGAGCCATGTCGATGCCCAATTGTTCGGTTTCGCCAGACTCTGCAGCCGAGGTGATGCGCCGATAGAACTTGGTGCCGTCGAACAGCTCGATGCGGATGTCGCGCCAGCCGGCTTGCATCCGGCCGAACACGGTGTAGCCAGCCCACTGAACGCTGATAGTGGTGTCCACCGCAGAGATGGGAGAAAGCAACTGCAGGTCAGAGTTCCAGGTCGGCAGCCAGACGGTGGCCATGCGTCCGCGCAGGCCGTACAGCAGCGAACGCAGTGCGGCGTTCTCTTCGCGGCCATGGGCCAACCAGCGCAGGCCAGCGCCCCGGAACGGACGCTGCGGATAGTCGAACATAGACACCGGACCGGTTTCGACATCGACCAGGTCGAGTTGGCGATTGAAGGTTACCGATAGATCTTCGCCAACATCGGTGCGCTGCTCGATCACGGGATATCCCCGGTACGTCGATGCCGGCAGCTCACCCGGCCAATCACAGGGCTCGTCGATGATCATACTCACCGAACGCGAGCCGCTGCTGTCAGTCCAGCTTGCCTCAGTCGGCTGTTCGAGGAGCCGTGCGCGGCGGACGGGGTAGATTCGGGTGTCCATCGGCCAATCACGGGTTGTCAGCGTACCGAGGTGAATACCATCGACAGCGATGGCGGTGATACCGACCAACTGCCACTGGTTGATGGCCAGCCAGAGCAGCGCATAACCCTGCTCAACGAACTCGAAGCCTGCTGTGCGGCATGACACGAACGATTGACCGCTGCCCAGCGACGCTCCTAGCAGCTGCACGTCGTGCCAGATTGGGAGCATCCAATACCGGCCGCCATGATCCATCAACAGGACATCAGACAACCGCCGTTCCTGGTCGCCCGTAATCACCTGAAACTCGAAGATCCGGCGAGGCGCCAGGCGCAGCTCACGCTTCTGGCTCCGACCGTTCTTGGCCGGAATTACATCGGTTAGCCAGCTCAGGCTCTCACGCACGCCGTTCGACCAGTCTGGCGGTACCGGCCATGGCACCGGGGCATTAAGGACATAGCTCATGAGTTCAGGGCCTCGCGCAGCGCGCGTGGGTTCGATTGGGCGACCTCAATCAGCACGTCGCGGAATGTCGACGATTGCCCCAGTGAGCGGGCCATCTCGTCGCGATCGAAGAACGTGTTGAAACGAAAGTTGTTGGCCACCTCGGTCTTGAAGTTCGCTGATGGCTCGGCCAACCGCCCCCTACCTATGTTCGGCGATGGCCTGGCCGGAGCAGGCACGCCGGCCAAACCACCGGTTGAGTGGTGAACGGCACGCGCCCAGTCATCCAGGGCAGCCATGCCGCGGGCGTTGAAGTCGTGCAGAAAGCCCAGGGCGCCGGGTTGAGTAACCACGGCGGCACGGGTGACAAACTCGGTGTTCGAAAGCCAGGCTGCGATGCTGTCACTGGTTCCGGTACCAGGGCCGAGTACTTGGCCTCCAGTGGCGGCGGCTAAAACTTTCGCGCCGGTAGTGAGTGCATCTCCCGTTGCACTTGCCGCAGCGGCTGATGCCGCTGCGGTTAACGCGCCAGCCAGCACACCTGCGGCAGTAGCCGCAGCGCCCATAGCGCCGGTTGCCGTCGTGCTGGCGACGGTAGTGGCGCCCAGCCCAGTGGCGAGCGCCGTCGCCGCAAATGCTGCGCTGGCCGATGCGGTGGCATCGACGGCACCCGAGGCAGCGCTGGCAGCATCTCCAGCTGCGCCGGCACCGCTGGCGAACAACCCAGACAGGCTATCGCTCGCCATCTTCGCCAGGTTCTGCGAAGCCAGGCCGGCCATGGCGCTGGCGATGTCCTGGATGAATGCAGTGGCCGCTTCGCGCAGGTCCATGGTGCCGCTGGCCAGGCCCTGCAGGGCGTTCTGCATG